TTTTGAAAAAGAAATGAAAGGTGATTTCTTTACACCATTATCAGACGATATGCATTTGACAATGATGAAACAATCTTGTTTAACTTGCCCTATGTTTCAGATATGTAATGGTTGTAGAAAAACAATTAAAGATTATAAAGAACATGGTCTTGTAGAACAACACTGTAAAAAAATGAAAACTATAGCGCCGGATATCTTAAAAATAAATCGAATAAATAAAGATGTAACACCTTATGTGGATGAAAGTATATGATTGTTGAAGGTTTAAATCATTTGTGGCCAACGCCAGTTTTTAAAACAAAGTTTGAAACTCCTAATGGCATCATTGAACACTTATTAACAGAGTACAGTGATGTAAATAAAAAATCAGCAAATGTGTCTGGTGATAATTTGTTTGATGATTTAGAATTAATAGAGTTTAAACAAAATGTTGTTGTTCCTATTTTTAAACAATATTGTAATCCTTATTTTGATTTAGATAAAAAAGATTACGATTTAAGAGCGTGGTTGACAGGTTACGGCACAGGTTACGCAATGCCTAAACACAATCATTCAGGTAGTCATTTAAGTGCTGTATTTTATTTGTTAGTTGACAAGAAAGGTGGTGAATTAATTTTACATGACCCACGCACAAACGCAAATCGTGGTTACAAAGATGAATTTAATAATATGTTCGAGATGGAGAGATTTAATCCAGAGACAAATGATGTAATAATGTTCCCTAGTTTCTTATATCACAATGTAGAAACTTATACTGGTTCATTAAGACTTGCAATGCCTGTGGATTTAATATTATATTAATGAAACCTATAACTGTATCAATTAACCCTAGTTATTTTTGTAATTTTAGATGTAACTTTTGTTACTTAACACCTGAACAATTAGGTGACCAAAAAAGAATTAGTTTAGTTGATTTAGATAAGAGGTTAAATCAAATCAGTCAATACCGAGAGATTGATTGGATTGATTTATACGGGGGAGAGATTGGTGCCTTAAAGAAAGAATACTTTTATGGTATTAGAGATGTTATAAGAAAATATTATGGTGGTAAAATTAATATTATAACAAACTTTAGTATGTTACATGAAGGCTTTTTTGAAGATGACTTTTACCTTAGTGTGAGCTTTGATTTTGAAGCAAGGGAGAAATCTGATAAAGTGTATCAGAATATGCTTCGAAGTGAGGTGCCAATTGCCGTATTGATACTTGCTAGTGAAAAAGTAATACAAAAAGATGTATCTGAAATGATTACTATGATGAATGCTTGTTCAAGTATCGAAAGTGTTGAGATAAAACCATATTCTACTAATCAAGCAAATCAACAAGGTGTAACTCATAAAGACTTTGAAGAGTTTGTAAAAAAGTGGATTGAAAATCCTATACCTAAGAAATTTGATTTTATAAATGAGGGTAGAATTATAAGAAGTTTAAATAGAGAATATAATGCTTTTTCAGATAATCATATTTACATAACACCTAATGATAAGTTTGGTGTTTTAGAATTTGATGATAATGACAACGAATATTTTAAAGAGTTAAATGATTTCAATGATTATATTCAATGGGCTGCAAGTGAACCATTTAAAAATGTATCTGAGATATGTAGAAGATGTGTTTATTATGGCACCTGCCTAACTGAGCATTATAGATATGTTACAGATTTAAAATATTCATGTAATGGTTATAAAGGATTACTAGACTGGTATGATGAAAGATTGGAAGATAAAACAAGAATTATATCACAGGCTCAATAGAGAACATAAAGACGATTTGAAAGATGTTGTCATTATTAAAAGTCCAGATGTAATAGATAATGCAATTAAGTATTTTACTGAAAAAGATTTAGGGTGGGTGTATCCTGCTAAAAGTTATGCTGTGGCTATCTGTTATGCTTGGTGGTTATCTCTTGATTTTAAAGAAGACTTTTATGATTTACTAAATGACAAAGATTTACTATATGGTAACGACCCATATTTTAGGCCATATAGTGCCTCAAAAGACGAATATAATGCAATATTGGATAAGGTGTTGCCTATTGATGAAAGTAAAGGCATGGTACCTGATATAAAAAAGTGGTACACTGCTGAATTTATGTTATAAATATACATAAGGAGATGAGTTTATGATTACAATTGATGGAAAGAAATATGATGAAAAACAATTTAGTCCTGAGTTACAGAATTACCTAACAGTAAGAAATGAAATACAAATTGGTAGGACTAGACATGTTTTAGAGATTGAAAAAATTGATGTGCTGACTGACCACTACAATAAAAAGATTGTAGAATTACTGAAGAAAGAGAAACCGGAAGAGATAACAGATGGCAGCGATAGCAAATCTAACGATTGACCAAGGCGCAACCTTTAGTTCAGATGTTACTGTAAAAGATGCAAACGGTAACGCATTTGATTTAACAGGTTATACGGCAGAGGCCAAAATGGCCAAGGGTTATAATTCGACAAGAACACGAACAACTATGACCACAACCATTAATGCAGACCCTACAACGGGAATAGTTACTTTATCACTTACTGCTACAGAAACAGCAGCCCTAGATGCACCAGCCAGATATGTTTACGATTTAGAGATTACTTCAGGAGCGACAGTTACCAGAGTTATTGAGGGTATAATTAATATTCGACCCAATGTTACTACATAATTAAACTCATTTTTCTTATAAATATAGTGTAGGAGAGAGTTTATGCCTGATATAACAGCTAAAATTAATGTAAATACACAATCTGGACCACAACAAGTCGCAGTTACTTTACCATCTGCTCAGGCAGCTGCCAATTCATCTTTGCAGTTAAAACAACTCGGTGATGTTGATACAACAAACTTAGATGATGGAGCAATATTACAATACAGGTCGAGTGATGCAAAATTTGTTGCTCGTACTGAAATCGTTACAACAACAGGAACATTAGTGTTCAATTGTGGGAGTTTCTAATAAATGGCAACAGTAATTCAGATTAAACGAAGTTCATCAACTACCGCCCCGAGTACCTTAAAGCAAGGTGAATTTGCGTTAACTTATGGTACAGGTACTCAAGCAAATAGTGGTGATAGACTTTTTATAGGTACTGGTGCCGTTGATAGTAATGGTGATGCTAGTTCTATTGATGTAATTGGTGGTAAATATTTTGCAGATTTAAATGACCATGTTCATGGTACTTTAACAGCTAGTTCAACAGTCATAGTCGATAGTAACTTAGCTATCGACACAATGAACATTGGTAATAGCGCTACAACAGGCGGCCTTTTAAAATTTAATGAGGGCACAAATAACGGCACAAACTTTGTTGCTTTACAAGCAGCTGCTAGTTTAGCAGCTTCAACAACTTTTGTTTTACCTGAAACAGATGGTTCTACAGGACAATTTTTAAAAACTGACGGTTCAGGAAATTTAGCCTTTGCCACAGTAAATCAATTTATCAACTTAGCAGGTGACACAGGTACAGACACTTACAATACTGCTGAGACTTTAACATTTGCGGCTGGTTCAGGATTAACCACAGTAATTACAGACAATACTGTAACTTACAATGCAAACGCATTAACAAATTCAAACTTGTCAGGTAGTGCAGCTATTTCAAATGCAAACTTGGCAAATCCAACTATTACATTAGGTTCATCTACATTAACACTTGGTGCAACAACAACTGATATTGCAGGTTTAACATCACTTGCAATTGACAATGTATCAATTAATGGTAATAGTATATCAACAACTGACACTGACGGAAATTTAACCATTTCACCAGACGGCGAAGGCACAGTTGTAGTGCCATCTGGTTACGAAGATAGAACAGGTTTCTCAGACAACTCACTAGCCAACAAAGCATATGTTGACCAAGTTGCACAAGGTTTAGATACTAAACCATCTTGTAGAGTTGCTACAACAGCAAACTTATCGGCAACTTATGACAATGGTACTGCTGGTGTTGGAGCTACATTAACAAACTCTAGTACACAAGCTGCATTATCAATTGATGGTATAACTATGGTAGCAGATGATAGAGTTTTAGTTAAAGACCAAACTAACGCAGCTCATAACGGTATCTATGTTGTAACAAACATTGGTTCAGTTTCAACAAACTGGATTTTAACAAGAGCAACTCCTGAAGACCAACCATCTGAATTAACAGGTGGCGCTTTCGTATTTGTAGAAGAAGGTACTTCTAACGGCGATAACGGTTATGTATTTACACATAATGGTTCTCCTACTTTCGGTACAACTGATTTAGATGTTGCACAATTCTCAGGTGCAGGTCAAGTTGTTGCAGGTGCAGCTTTAAGTAAAACTGGTAATCAAATTGATGTTGAAGTTGATGATAGTTCAATCGAAGTCAACGCAGACGCATTAAGAGTTAAAGCACTAGGTATTACAAATTCAATGATTGCAAATTCAACAATCACTGGTGCTAAAATGGCCGACCCTATTTACTTCACTGATGAAAGTTCAACACAAGGAAGTGTAAATGTGGGTGGTACTTTAGAGTTTTTAGCTGGAGAAGGTATTAATACAACTGCTTCAGGTTCAACTTTAACAATCGCAGGTGAATTAGCCTCAACTTCAAATGTTGGTGTTGCTTCATTTGCTTCAGCTAACTTTGCCGTAGATGGTTCAGGTGAAGTTACAATAACTACAGTAGATGGAGGTTCTTTCTAATGAAATTCGAATTTATTGAAACAATTAAAACCTTTTTTAAGAAAATTTTTAATACATTATTTGGCATTGCTGATATTAATGATGATGGCAAGTTAGACAAAAATGATTTAAAAGAATTAGAAAAGAAAACAAAAGCAGAATTAGAAGAGATTGGACGAAAGTTAGGTACTGAATTAGATAAAAGACTAACTAAATCTAAACTCATTCAACAGATTAAGAAAATTAATAAAGAGTTATAATGACTACGGCAATTTTACCAAAAAGGTCGGAAACAGCATTACAGATTCCTTCAGCCGGTTCTTTAGAAACTGGTGAATTGGCAATGAATGTCACAGATGGTAAGTTTTATACAAAAACTACCGGTGGTGTTGTTAAAGAGGTTGGTGGTGCAGGTTCAGTAACACTTCAAAGTGTTGTGACTGCTGGCGCTACGACTACTAATGACATTGTTCTTGATGGTTCAGACTTAATATTTGAAGGTGCATTAGCAAACGCATTTGAAACTACTTTGACAGCTCAAGAGCCTACACAAGATAATACAATTAGTTTGCCTGACCAATCTGGTGTTGTTGCAATGGACGGTGACGCTTTAGCATACGCAATTGTATTTGGAGGATAATCAGTGGCAAGTACATTTAAAAATTACGGATTAGATGTTGGAGTTTTAGACGACAGCACAGGCAATATGTACACTGCTGGTGCTAGTGTAACTGGAGTTGTTCATGCTTTATACATCTCAAATAAAAGTGCTACAAACGCAGCCAAAGTAAATGTAAAAGTTACTACAGACGGCGGCTCAACTTTTTATCATGTGGGTAGAAGTTTAAATGTGGCTGCAAACAATACACTAGTTTTAGATAAACCAATTAACTTAGAGAGTAATGATATTCTCAGAGTTTATGCTGATGCAAATCCAGATAGTTCATCTGTAGATGTTGAAGCATTTGCTAGTATTTTGGAGATTAGTTAATGGCTACTTTAGGATATGTAGTACCTGAGGGTCAACAATCAAAAGAGAGTTTTCATGCTCTTAGAAGAACAACTGAAGGACTTTTGTATTATACAAAA